AGAAACTGTAAACTTATCAGACAGTCAGTATGCAGATATAAAGCTTGTAAAATTAACTTGGAGTGGTGCAAGTGGAAACATGACTTTAAATCTTCCAAGTGCATCAAGTAGCACAAACAGAGCAATACGATTCATTTCAAATGGAGGGTTTAATACCAATACAAGAGTTTATCTAACACCGAGTGGAAGTGACACTTTAGATGGATCTACTGACTATTATGAAATAAACAAATCTTACGAGGGGATATATGTTTGGAGTGATGGAAGTGAGTGGTTTATCATCCAGAAAAAAGCTTAAAAATGCAAATTAATTTTTTAACACTTATATATTAATATGAACACGAACGATATGATCGAGAAAATCAAAGACGTTCTTAACTTATCAACAGAGGTTAAGTTAGAACAACAGACGTTAGAAAACGGTGCTGTTTTAGAAGCAGAAGCGTTTGAATCTGGTAACGAAGTTTTTATTGTTACAGAAGACGAGAAAGTTGCTGTACCTATTGGAGAGTATGAGCTTGAAGATGGTAGAGTGCTTGTAGTAGCAGAAGAGGGTTTGATATCTGAAATCAAAGAAGCTGGTGCAGAAGAGGAAACTCCAGAAGCAACAGAAGAAGAGGTTGAAGAAGTTGAAGCTTCGGAAGAAGTAGAGCTTGAAGAAAAAGAAGAAGAGCTTGGATACGCTACTAAAGAGGAACTTGCAGAGGTAAAAGAAATGATTGAGGAAATCAAAGCAATGCTTGAGCCAAAGGAAGAAATGAGTGCAGAAGATTTGGGGAATCTAATTACAGAGGAACTTGCAAAGCATGAAAGAACTGAATTAAGCGAAGTTCCAGAAGATGTACAAGCTGAACTCAATGAGCCAGCAGCAGAGCCAATCAAAGCAAATCCAGAAAATAAAGCTTCTGTGAATTTAAACAGATTAGCTCCAAAAAGACCAACAACAATTTTAGACCGAGTAATTAACAAAATAAATCAATAAATTAAATGGCAACAACAACATCAATTACAACAACTTACGCTGGTGAGTTTGCTGGTAAATACATCAGTGCAGCTTTACTAAGCGGAGAAACACTTAGCAATGGTGGAGTAGAAATCAAACCAAACGTTAAGTTTAAAGAAGTAATCAAAAAAGTTTCAACTGATGCAATCTTAAAAGATGCTACTTGTGATTTTGATCCTACTTCTACAATTACATTAACAGAAAGAATCTTACAACCAGAGGAGTTTCAAGTAAACTTACAATTGTGTAAGAAAGATTTCCGTTCTGACTGGGAAGCAATCGAGATGGGTTATTCTACATTCGACCAACTTCCTCCATCATTTTCTGACTTCTTAATCTCTCACGTTGCAGAGAAAGTAGCACAGAAAACAGAGCAAAACATCTGGGGTGGAGTAAATGCTAACGCTGGAGAGTTTGATGGATTTACTGTTCTTATGGCAGCAGATGGAGATGTTAATGATGCAGTAACTTCTGAAACTGCTTTTACAGCAGCAAATATCACAACAGAAATCGGAAAATTGGTAGATGCTATTCCAAACAGCGTTTTATACCAAGAAGATTTACACATCTATGTTCCTAACAATGTTTATCAACTTTACTTACGTGCTTTAGGAGGATTCCAATCTGGTGGGGTAGGTGCTAATGGTTATGACAATAAAGGAAACAACCAAGCATTAAGCAACTTGCTTTTTGATGGAATCAAAATCTTTAGAGCTCCTGGAATGCCAGCAGACCACATGGTTGCTGCACAGAAGTCAAACTTATTCTTTGGTACTGGCTTGTTGTCAGATTCTCAAGAAGTTAAGGTTATTGACATGAGCGACGTAGATGGAAGTCAAAACGTAAGAGTCGTAATGAGAGCAACCGCTGGTGTTCAGTATGGTATCGGTGGAGACATCGCTCTTTATACACTTGCATAATTAAATTAATAACTAACAGAAAAGAGGGGTGGGGAATATCCCTACCCTTTTTTATTTTAAAAAACTAAAAATATGGCATGTGCAGTAACAAGCGGTCGCTCTTTACCTTGTAAGAATAGCGTTGGAGGTCTTAAGACAATTTACATTCTTGACTTTGACCCAACGATTGCTGCTCTTTCTGATACATCTGGAACAATTGATTTGACAACTGGAGGAGATTTCTTTAAGTTCGATATCAAAGGTAACAGTTCTTTGGAAACAGCAGTAAACAGTTCACGAGAGAATGGAACGACTTTTTATGAAACAACTTTAAACATTACTTTTACTTTCCTTGATGTAGCAACGCAAGAGCAAATCAAACTTTTGAATGCTGGTAGAGCTCATTACGTAGTAGAAGATTACAATGGAAATCAACTGTTAATCGGACATAAGAACGGTGCAGAAATTACTGGTGGTACAATCGTAAGCGGTGCAGCAATGGGTGACCTTTCTGGGTTTACTTTAGTTGCAACAGCTCAAGAAGTAGCTCCACCATACTTTGTAAGCAACTTGCAAGAGGATGCTACACAGATAGATCCAGACCTATAATTTAGAGCAAATTAAAGGGTATATTCAAGGGGTTATCTTAATCGGTAACCCTTTTTTTATGCTTTTAATTTATTTGATTTAAGGGCAATTTTAAGCGTTTTACGAGTTGTTATGCTCTCTGTAATATAGGTCTATTAAAAAACCGAGTTCTTTGAACTGACGAAAAACCCTTCTTACAAAATTATGTAAAATACTTATTACATAAATTCCATAAATATCAGTGTTTTTGCAATTCTCATGCAAAATATTTCTTTTTTGTTTATATATTAATATGAAGTTAATTGGAACAAGTGGAAGTAAATCTTTTAAGATAATTCCAAGAGAATACATTACTGGTAGCATCACTGTAAATTTAAAAAGTGAGAGCACTGGATCAAATATAAGCATAACTCCAACAGCTTCAACAGACAGAAATTACTCAACTTTTACAGCAGATTTTGGAACGCTAACGGAGGGAGATTTCTATACGTTGGAAGTAAAGAATGGAAGCTCTGTAATTTATAAAGACAGAGTATTTTGCACAGACCAAACAATTAATCAATCCAACAACGATTATTACTCTGTAAATAATGGAGAGTATGTCCAGGAGGATAGTTATGACAACGATTACATAATATTATGAATGATTTAAGAGTAGTAAATCTAAGCACATATACCAGTCCAGAGATTGTGGAGAAATCCAATAAAGAGTGGGTTGCGTATGGAAACGACAATAATTATTTCCAGTATCTTATTGACAGATACAATGGAAGTCCAACAAACAATGCTATTATCAACGGAGTATCGGAGATGATATACGGAAAGGGATTGGATGCTTTAGATTCAAACAGAAAGCCAGAGCAATACGCAAAGATGATTTCTTTATTTCACAAAGATTGTGTAAGAAAGCTCTGTTATGATTTAAAGCTTATGGGTCAATGCTCCATGCAAGTGATATACTCAAAGGACAGAAAGACTGTTGCAAGAGTAGAGCATATCCCAGTGGAGAACTTGAGAGCAGAGAAGTGCAATGAGAAAGGAGAGATTGAAGCGTATTACTATTCAGATAACTGGAGTAAAGTAAAGAGAGCAGATGATTGCACAAGAATACCAGCTTTTGGTTATTCAAATGAATCAATCGAGATTGTATATGTAAAACCGTATCGAGCTGGATACAAATACTATTCCTCTCCAGATTATCAAGGTGGACTTCAATATGCAGAGCTTGAGGAGGAGATTAGCAACTATCATCTCAATAACATACTTAACGGTTTAGCACCAAGTATGCTAATTAATTTTAACAATGGTACACCTAACGCCGAAGAGCGACAAATGTTAGAAAACCGCATCTATTCTAAGTTCAGCGGTAGTTCTAACGCGGGTAAATTCATTCTTGCGTTTAACGACAATCCAGAGAGTGCAGCAACTATTGAGCCAATCCAGTTAAGTGATGCTCACAATCAGTATCAATTTTTATCAGACGAGAGCGGTAAGAAAATAATGGTAGCACACAGAGTAGTTTCTCCAATGCTTCTGGGAATTAAGGACAGCACTGGACTTGGAAACAATGCAGAAGAACTCCAAACTGCAAGTACTTTAATGGATAACACTGTTATTAGACCATTTCAGACGCTTTTGATTGATGCGTTTGACCAGATATTAGCTTACAACAATATAGCTCTTAAATTGTACTTTAAAACGCTTCAACCACTTGAGTTTACTGATTTGGATAACGTAGTTGATAAGGAAACAAGAGAAGAGGAAACTGGAGTTAAATTAAGCAAAGAGCTTCCAGATGAAATGGGAAGTGATATTGCAGATGCTTTGATTGAGCTCGGAGAAGATGAAGAGGAGCTTTTAAAGGACTTTGATGTTATTGATGAGCGTGAGGTAAGTTATGAGCATGAAGAGGAGCTTGATGAAGTTATAACTGATTTAAACAAGCCAGAGGAAAAGAGTTTGCTTTCTAAGATTTGGAGTTTTGTAAGCACTGGAAGTGCAAAGCCATATCAAAAGAGTGATCAAGATGGAACTTCTAAGCAATCAAGAGAAGAGGGAAATGAGTTTCTTGTAAGATATATGTATGCACCAGCAACAACAAAATCAACTTCAAGACAATTCTGCTCAAAAATGGTAAGTGCTAAGAAAGTTTACAGAAAAGAGGACATTGTTGCAATGGAGAAAAAAGTTGTAAATAAAGGATTCGGAAAAGGTGGAAGTGATACTTATTCTATTTGGCTTTATAAAGGCGGTGCAAGATGTAATCACAAATGGTTTAGAAAGACTTACGTTAGAAAAGAGGGTGCTAAAGGACTCGGAGATGCAATAAGCACAACAGAAGCCAGAAAGAGAGGGTTTAAGCCAGAAGCAAACGCACAGAAAGTTCCAGTTGCACCAAAGGATATGAAGTATAAAGGATACACAGCAGAGTATTGGAATAAAATGAAATTTAAAAACTAATGGCAACAGCACTATTCATAAGCAGAACAGATCTTGTTAAGAACTCCATCATTGATGGAAATACTGACACGGACAAGTTCATACAATTTATAAAAGTAGCACAGCAAGTTGAGGTACAGAATCTTCTTGGAACTGATTTATACAATAAGATAAGTGCTGATATCATTGCAGATACTTTGTCTGGAGATTATCTTGATCTTGTAAATAATTATGTGCAACCGACATTGATTTGGTTTGCTCAAATGACATACATTCCTTTTGCTGCTTATCAAATAAAAAACGGAGGAGTGTTTAAGCATTCAAGCGAAACTGCCCAGAACGTAGAAAAAAACGAAGTTGATTATTTAGTATCTAAAGCAAGAGAATACGCTAACTATTACTCAACAAGAATGGTAGATTACTTGAGTTTTAATCACAGTAAATTTCCAGAATATAGAAGTAACACAAATGAAGATATTTCTCCAGATACTGACACAACGTTTAATGGTTGGGTTTTATGAGATATAAGGTAAAGAAAACAAATCTTACAAAGCTTCAAAAGTATATTGAAGTAATAAAAAAAAGTAAGATTAACATGAAAAAAATAAATCATGACAAATCCTAAATTAGCATTAATACCAAGCGGATATAAAAGCGGAAAAGTATACTCTATTTTGCCTAATGATGCTACAGGCGATTTTGACTATGAACGTGATGGAAACGCTACAAGGGTGCGTAAAGATGGTCTTATTGAGGAATTAACAGTAGATGACACACCGAGATTAGATTGGTTAAATAATGACTGTCCTTGTTTACTTTTAGAACCGCAGAGAGTAAATAGACAATTTTATTCAGAGCAAATAGATAATGCAGTATGGACTAAAGTTAGTACAACTGTAACTGCAGACCAAACAATAGCACCAAGTGGAGAATATACTGCTGACAAAGTACAAAGAACTTCAACTGCTGCAAATTATGTTATTGATACCGCAAGTAAATCAGCATCAGCAGAATTAGACATAACTACTTCTATGTTTGTTAAAAAAGGCGAGGGAGATTTCTTTGCTATACGACAACAAGGAAGTTATCCGAACAGAGGCGAAGTTAAATATCAATTTAGCACAAACACATTAACTACAAGCGTAGCGGGTAGTGATTTTACTGCTATTAGGTCATCTGCTGAAGATTATGGTAATGGGTGGATAAGAATATCAGCTACTTTTAATACTGATGCTAATTCTACTGTTTCAACGCTTTTTAGTCCAAGAGCTACTGATGGGACTGTTGATGCTTCAGATACTTCCGATAGCGCTTATGCATATGTTTGGGGTGTTCAAGTAGAAGAAGGAAGCTATCCCACAAGCTATATAAAAACAGAGGGTGGTACATCAACAAGATTAAAAGATGAGTGTTTAAATGGTGGGGATAGTGATTTGTTTGATTTTAATGAATGTTCTATTTATTTAGATTTAACACCTTTTGTTGCGGGTTTTGATAGAGATATAAGTTTATCAGCGGGAACAAATGATGACAGATTTACTTTTTTCTTTAGGAGTAATGGTACTCAATTACTTTTTGGTGTTTGGGCAGGTGGCTCAAATCAATTATATAGAGATGAAACTATAACTTATAATACAAGAAATAAATTGTTATTAACTGCAAAAGAAAATGAATTTAAAATTTATATAAATGGCGCATTAAAGTTTACAGATACTTTTGGAGTTTTACCAACAGGTTTAAATAGATTTAGTTTTGCAAGTCCTTTCAATGTTAGTCATTTTGAGGGTAAAGTTTACGACACAAGAGTTTACGATAGAGTATTAACAGAAGCAGAAGCAATAGAATTAACAACTTAATATGGCACAAGAAATATATCATAGAAGCGAATGGGGAAACCCTACTGAACAATGGGGAAACGTTTACTTAAACGCCGACTTAACAAATGAGTTATATAAAAGAGCAAGTGAGTACGAGAACTCGTGGGTAACAGACCAACTATTAAACGGAGTGGGCACAAAGCCAAGTATTATACTCACACCTACTGCTTATGAAGATGGGTTGTTGAATAGTGTTAAGCCTGCTAAAACTTTTGGTAGTGAATTGGTTACTAATGGAGATTTTAGTGATGGTACTAATGATTGGGAAACAGAGGGTTTTTCAAGTATAAGTGTTGGAACATACGAGGGTCGTACAGACGTAGCAAATATTAACATATCAGATACTGCTTCTAATTCAAGAATTAGACAACCTTTTAACTATGTCAATGGTAAAAAATATAAAGTTAGTGTTGATGTTTTTGTAGTTAGTGGGAGTTTTAGAATAGACTGTTCAGATAGTTTTGTTTCAGGCGATTTTGTTTCTACAACAACAACAGGCTCTTGGCTAACTTTAAGTGCAGAAATAGAAGCTATAAGCGCAGGGACTAATTATATATGGTTACGAGGTTTATTAGAAGTATCACAATTTTATGTAGATAACATAAGCATAAAAGAAATAACAGACGCAGACTTTGACTTTACAAGAGGGTCAAGTGCTACAAGAGTAAACGAATTAGGTTTAGTACAAGATGTAACAGACACAGACTTACCGAGAATAAATTATACTAACTTTGATTATGAGAATGGAGAAGTAGTACCTTATAGCGGAGAGGGTAGTCTTTTACTTGAGCCACAGAGTACAAATCTTATAACGCATTCAGAACAATTTGACAACGCTTCTTGGGATGCAAGTTCTGCCGTTTTAATAGAAAGTGGTTATTTAGCACCTGATGGCAGTAACAACGCTTATAAAATAACAAAAAATGGTGTCAATTCAAAAGTTGCACTTTTTTTAAGTGGTACTCCTCCATTTACTAAAAGCATATACGCAAGGACAGTAAGCGGAACAGGAACTGCTTTTTTTGGGGAGGGCTCTACTACGGGAAGTGGTGTATTAAGCACAGTAACAACGCAATGGCAAAGATTTGAAATAACAGTTAATGACAATAATTTTTACGCAGTAGATTTTAGAGGTGCATCAACTTTAACAGAAGTAATTATATGGGGTGCTCAACACGAACAACTATCCTACGCAACGTCCTACATACCAACAAACGGAAGCACAGTTACTCGTTTAGCAGATTTATGTAACAATAGTGGCAGTAGCGACTTAATAAACTCAACAGAGGGTGTGCTATATGCGGAGATAAGTGCTTTGGCAAATGATGGGACAAATAGGGCAATATCGATAAGTGATAATACAACTTCAAATGTAGTTAGATTTTATTATAGCGTAACAGACAATAGAATTGTGGGTAATGT